AACGTAAGGCCGTAATCCATCATCATTTGATCAGTCGCGCGTAAGTGAACCGAGCTATTATCCTTCCCTATAGCTCCTATATATTGGGCATATCCCCCTTTAAAATAGGTTTGCCCGGTGGCCCTGGCCTGATTCTTCTTTGAAATTGATATTGGCTTAGTTGAGTATTTGCCTATCTGGATTCCTTCGGCGTCTTTGCCTTGTTGGAAAATCCTTGGCTTGTGAACAGCCAAAGTGGTAGTGAGCGCGACTCTCTGATGCTTTTCAGATTTGATCGCGTCGTTGATCTTATTGATTAGTGCAGTGAGCTCATTTGCCACCGCGTCCGCCCCTCCGGCCCCCTTTTTTAGTCCCGCAACTACATTTTTTCATGGTATCAAAGGTTTTGCGCCTACGACCCCTTTGCACTCAAAGCACACGGGATCTTCGTAAATGTTGTGTGAATTTAAGGAATTCCCCAGTGATTGGGTATACTGAGCTTGGTAAAACTCGGTAAGCTCCTCGGCCCGCTCTTGGGTCATCGTAGTGAACTCATTCAAACGATTGCCGTATCGGCGCTCTATGATGAGTTCCTGCCCAACTTTCCACCAAAATGTTTTCCGGAAGAGATTGAGATTCTGACAAAGGAATTTTTCCGAACTACAGATTACGTTATAGATCACATTCAGGCCGCCGCCATAAATCTGTCTGACGTAGCCGTTACCGCCCAGACACGGGAAATAGCAGTAATTGAAGCTATAATCGAAGCAACCGGCAAACCGACGCGCGTCCGTACCGCGTATAAATGCTGCCTCGGGGTCTACCGCAATGAAAATCTTGTCCGATTCGAAATCCTGGTCGATAAACACCTGGTTTTTCCCCTCCTCAAGCTGAGCGTGGGTCTCGTAAAGAACATCCCCATTCTCGTCCTTATCGAACACCTGAATGAGCAGCCCGGGCGATCCCGTGGCCTCCGCGGCCCAAATTTCAAGGCTCAGTATATGGATTCGGCCGTAGCGCGGCAAATCGAACTGAAGCTGCACGCCAGCAAGCCCTGACGCCTCATTCAATTCTGAACTGAATTCCGATGTCTCCCGTGAAATCAGCTTTTGATTGACAAAGAACTTTTGTTGTAAGAAGGCCTCCACGTCGGAATGCATGTTCGTCCATGCGTTGCCGTACACCCGCTGCCACACCTCGTCAACTGTCTCCTGATCCTTAGAAATAAGCTCATAGACCAGAGATTCAACCCCGGGCAGGTCGGAAGCAAAGAGCCCCGACCTGCTGGGTGAATTACGGTCTATGGCAATATAGTCCGAGTAACAGCTCAGACCGATCAGTTAATTAGGTAAGAGAATACACCGGTCATGTTGTCGAGCTCGTCTGAACAATCAGGTGATCCGGCAGTCTCAGCATTGGACGCGAAAGAATCAGCCTGGAATGTGTTGAATATCCCCCAAGTGAGCGAAGCCATCGACTTCCACGCTTTATCGCAGATGTCATAGTACAGGTCAAAGTTCCATGAGAACGGATAACCTGCAGGGTCAGGGATCACGATTGACTGCATGCCGGCAGTATTAGTGCCCATTTGCTCAATCTGGCGGTTTTCGTTGAACGTCAGGAGGTGGAGCACGCCAGGAGCGAACATCAACACTTCATTCTGGCCAATTATCGCGTTTGATTGCTGGTCTTTGTAGAATCGAACCTCGCCCTCAAAGTCCGCAGCACCGTAAGGTGTCACCGAGTTGCAGCAAGACCACCGGTTCAGCTTCCAGAACAGTTCGAAATTGCCCTGTCCCACCACGAACGGGATTCCGTTGAGCTGGTTGTTTTCATAGTCGAGTGGCATTGCGGCGAAATTGCCGGGCAGGGGAATAGGCTGGCTGGACGCATCGGCCCCGATCAAATCCAGGGCGACGGTACCCGATACCTGAGTCGCTGAGTTATACCGAAGGTTCGGGCCTTTGGCGGCATCGATCTCAGCCAATATACGGGCACTGAGGTATTCACGGCCGGCCCTGAGGTCAGACTCCAGACGGCGGCGCATAAATTGCGCAGGGTCAGCGCATAGCGCTACCATGTCATCATTGGTATAGATCCGAACAGGGGTCTTTACGCAATCATCAATGGTTATTGTGGCGCTTCTACGCAGCGGCGTGGTGCCAGGATCGCACACAGACTGAAAGCAGTCGTGCGTTGTCTGACAGGTCTTGGTGCGCTGATCATAAAAAATGTTCAGCTTGGCTATTTTGGCACCGTTGTCGTAGGTGATCAGGCTTGCATCAACCCCACCGTTTTCAGGGGAAGTGACGGCATCAAGAGCACCAGTTTTCTTTTGCAGGTTAAATGCATAGTTCTGACCTGCGAGCGTTTCAGCTTCTTTGCGGACGGCATAACAAGCCCCCACAATATCAAGATTTGGAGCAGACATTATTTTATTTGGACTTCCGTGCTGGAGCCGCGGCGCGACACTTGTTGTTGTCCGCCGCCATTGTCCTTGTCACGGTATTGGAAGGTAGTCGTCTGCCTTGGAGTTTCTACACCGTTTTGTTTTTCGAACGGCTTGAATTTCTCTTCGATCAGCATGTCAATGGTCACAGGAGTGTTGCCATTGAATTTTGGTATAAGAGCGCCGTCCTTCATCTCCATGACTTGAACGTCCTCCTCACCGTTTTCCTTCGTGGCATATTTCAAGGTGTTTGAAGCCTTGATTTCGCCCAAGAGTGCTTTTGTAAGTACAGGAATGGTATCCTTGTACGCATCAGCGAATGTACGACTGCCGGCCAACTTCTCCAAACGCGCTCCGAGCTTGTAATCGTGGAGCTGGTTGGTAAATCCTTCCTCGGCGGCTTTATACTTTTTGTGATAATCCGATTCCGCCGTGGTGAACTTGCCGGTAAGCTCCTCGATAGCCCTTTTCTGGTCGGCTATGGTTTTCTTGGCCTCCTCGTCGTTAGGGGCCACCTTTACCTTTGCGAACATTTTAGGGATGGCCTCGGTTAGGGCGGCAATTTGCCTATAAGTATCGGGCGAGTCACTTCCTTGTCGGACGATTTTGGCGATCTCCGCCGCCTGCCATTTGTCCTCTTTGGAGATTTCTTCGATGATCTTTGCCAGATCACGGTCGATCGGATTCAGGTTTTGCATGCGGAGCTTGGACACCACATCGGGGTGTGTCGACGCCCGCTCCACCGTCATGAATTTTTCTTCGAAAGATTTGAATGCGCTATCCGGGAAATCGAAATCCGGAACTGTTTCCAGGAATTTATCGAGTTCTTCATTAGTAATCTTACCCTGATTTTTCAGGGTCAAAAAAAAGTCTTTTGATTTCATTGAGCGTCCTGATTTTTAGGTTTAGGGCCGGGTTTCTTGCGTTCTTTGGTTGCGGGTTCTTCGTGAGTATCGAGCTCCTGGGATTGTGTGTTTCCGGCTGTTTCTTCGGATAGGTCGGTTTCGGGCGCGTCATCGGGAGGTGCTGGAGGATCAGGCACGGCGGGCGGCGCGATGCGCGGCATTTCTTTGACAATGGTATGCGTCGCGTCGTATTTCGACTTGCGCATCTGGTAGGCTGACGGCGTCACGTCGATTTCGGCGCCGCCGTTCTTGGCCCTGAGCTTGATTTTCTTAACTGCTGCCATAGATTTTATTTATTACACTATAAATTTAATAGAAATTATCTATATCACAGATACCCAGCCTCTCGGGCTCGGGTGATGTCCTCAGCCGGCACGATAGAATCGTGGACCGGAATGAGTTGGTGCGCACAATTCCACCCACCGAGTAGGATAAAAATAGAGCTCTCGGTAGTCAGCGGGTTCTTTCCGGCCCATTCCAGCGCCGCCCACGATTCGATTTCTTTCCGGGGGAAATACTTACCGAATCTGGCGATGCAAAACGGCCTGGATTTATCCATAATACCCCCTGAATACAGGTACCAAACAAGCCCCAGGTCGTCGGTAACCGAGTTTTGATAGGCCCGGGCATACTGAAAAAGGGTATCCTTTAAAATGCCCCGTGAATAGGATAACAGGCGCCCGTCCAGGTCCTCGTTACCCTTAACAAAGGTGCGGACCTGCTCGAGCATACCAGAGAAAGAGCCGCCTGTGTTGATATTCTGGTTTAGGATCTGATCAAGCGGAATTTTCACCTGCGCCCGCATGCCATCCTGTAGCAGATATGAATTTACAGTTTCGATGGCTTGGCCCTGGATCGATGCGATAAATTGCCTGTTAGGCTTGAAAGCAGAGGCGACAGATTCAAAATAGGCCTCGTTGGCAGCATCGATGGCTGGTA